TCCTGTTGGTCCTATTGGTCCACAAGGTCGTCAAGGCCCTATTGGTCCTATTGGCCCTATAGGTCCTCAAGGAAATCAAGGAAACCAAGGCCCTATTGGTCCTGTTGGTCCTGTAGGTCCTGTTGGTCCTGTTGGTCCTATCGGTCCACAAGGACGCCAAGGTCCTATTGGTCCTCAAGGACGTCAAGGTCCTATTGGTCCTGTAGGTCCTGTAGGTCCTGTTGGTCCTGTTGGTCCTATCGGTCCACAAGGACGCCAAGGTCCTATCGGTCCTGTAGGTCCTATCGGTCCACAAGGACGTCAAGGTCCTCAAGGACGCCAAGGTCCTGTAGGTCCGGGCTCTAATGTAACAGGCCCTGTAGGCCCTGTTGGTCCTGTAGGCCCTATCGGTCCACAAGGACGTCAAGGCCCTATTGGTCCTGTTGGTCCTGTTGGTCCTGTTGGTCCTATTGGTCCACAAGGAAATCAAGGAAATCAAGGACCACAAGGTAGACAAGGTCCTATCGGCCCTGTTGGTCCTGTAGGTCCTGTTGGTCCTATCGGTCCTCAAGGTAGACAAGGCCCTATTGGTCCTGTTGGTCCTGTTGGTCCTATCGGTCCTCAAGGACGTCAAGGTCCTCAAGGACGCCAAGGTCCTGTAGGTCCGGGCTCTAATGAAACAGGCCCTGTAGGCCCCGTAGGCCCCGTTGGTCCTATTGGTCCACAAGGACGTCAAGGTCCCGTAGGTCCTATTGGTCCTGCTTCTAACACTGCAGGTCCTATTGGTCCACAAGGTAGACAAGGTCCTACTGGTCCAAGTGGTGCTAATGCTATTACAACAGGTACTTATGATGTAATGTTAACTAATAATGGTACTGGAGCTTATTATGATAGTAGTACAGTTGGTATCCAGTACTATGCTAATAATGAGGAATTAAGATTAGGTGGTGATGTTATAGCATATTATTCTTCGGATAGAAGATTAAAGGATAATATCCAACCAATTGATAATGCTTTAGAAAAAGTATCTAAATTAAATGGTTATACATTTGATTGGAATGAGTTGAGTAATAAGGAAGGTACTGAAATTGGGGTAATAGCCCAAGAAATTGAAGCCGATTTCCCAGAACTAGTAGTAACTAGAGAGAATGGATATAAAGCGGTTAGATATGAAAAATTAGTAGCAGTATTAATTGCAGCTGTTAAGGAACTTAATGAAAAAATAAAATAATTCATTAAAAGATAACTTAAGGGGGGAGCATTTGCTCCCCTTTTTTATATTTATGTTAAAATTAATATATGAAAAAGTTTTGCATATCCACACTTACACATAATTCACATGGTAGAAAAGAATTATTAAAAAATACTATTGAATTATTTTTAAAAAATACTGAAGGTAATTTTGATTGGTTTGTTTTAGTAAATTCTTCAAATGAAAGTTGGGAAATCTTAGCCCAAGAAATAACTACCCAATATTCTGATAGGATTAATTTTAAATTTTACCATTCTTCCGTTAATCTGGGTCCAGGTGGTGGGATAAATAAATTAAATAATCTTACTAAAGACTATAAATATACTTTATTTTTAGAAGGTGATTGGTATCATACATCCCAACAATCAACAAATCTTCCAAAAAATTGGGTACAATTATTAATCCAATATATGGACCAGAATCCTATTACTGATCAAATTTTATTACGTAAATATCTTCATGATACTGATGATAGAATGTATGGTTATGGATATTGGATATCTAAAAATAATGTAGAAAAAATAGAAGAATATAATGGGTTAAAATTAATCCATTTAGTTAAAAAAGAGTATACAAACAACCCTGTTATTCGTAGAAATTCTAGTTTTTATAGTAATGAAATTTTCCCGTTAGAAGAGCATATTGGAGAGGATGGTAATTCTTTAGAGGTAAAAGGGAATGAAAAGTGGGGTATTGCTGAAATTAAAGCTGAACATAAAGGTTTTGCTTTAAAATCATTATATTTAGCTTTTGGTGCCTTTGTTCATGGTGATGGGTTTGGATTTGGTGATCATGATCATACGGGCTGTGGAGATTGCATTTATGGTTTATTAAAACCCGTCCCAGAATGGTGTGCTATGTGTCCCTCAGATGTAGATTTTACAAATTTTGAAAATCATCAACAAAAATATGAAAGATGGCATGGTCTTCAACACGAAAAAAATCTTACTAAAAATCAAAAATTAGATTTAGCTAGAACTTTAATTGATAATCATCGTTATTCTTTAGAAGAAATTAAAAAATACTTTGGTATTGAATAATAAATTTATTATATTATAGCTATGAATCCAAATAAATTAAGACATACTACAACCTCTCTCCATACAGCTTGGGCTATGGACTCAATTCAATTAGAGGGAGATAAAATAACTTTTAAGGGATGGATTTTAGATTGGTTACATCCCTATAAATCTATTTTAATAAATGATCAACCTTTAGATTTTAAATTTATAGATAGACCTGATGTTTTAGAATATTATGGTGATTATGATGTTAAAAACCCTATAGTAGGCATAGAATTTACTATTTTAAAATCAGATATTACATCACCTGTGCATTTAGTATATGAAGATGATTCTAAAAAATTTATAGGTACTTTAGAAGAATGGTATTCTAACTATTCCGGATTTACAAATAAATCTTCTTCTGATATCATTGTAGTAGAAAATTTTTACCAAGATCCAGATGCTGTAAGAAATTTTGCTATAAATAATTTAGAATTTAATTCATCACCTTCTCATAGAGGATATTCTAGTGATAGGTGGTTTGTAGAAGGAACTAAAGAAAAATTTGAAAATATTTTAGGAAGAAAAATTACTGATTGGAATGCTGAATGGAATAGAAATGGTGTATTCCAATACAATACATCATATGACCCTATTGTTTATCACGTAGATGAACAGGCATATGCTGGAGTAGTATTTCTTACACCGGATGCACCACCTGAAGCAGGGACTGCGTTTTACCGCAGTAAATACACGGGTGAAACCCGTTATACCCATATACCTGAAGAACGAGAATCTTATGATAAAGCATTTATGGGTAGAAGTGCTGATTATAATTTTTATGACTCTACTGCATTTGAGCAATTAGATGAAGTAAAAAATATTTATAACAGACTAGTTATTTGGGATTCTCATAAAATACATGCTGCATCTCGTTATTTTGGAGATAATATTTACAATTCAAGATTTATACATTTATTCTTTTTTAACGTTATATGAAAAAATTATCGGTTATAACTCGTTGTACTCGTTTACAACATCTTACAACAATTAAACAATCAGTTTTTGCTGATGATTCCCTAGAAGTAGATTGGCATATTTTGTTTGATACTTCTGTATTAAAAGATATTGATTTTTCTTTAATGCAGGATTTAAAAAATTCAAACACTTTTTTTCACATTCTAGAAGGACGCCCTGGGGATTTATTATACCCTCAGTCTATGGAACTTGTTAAAAAAATTAATGAGGGGTACATTTATTATTTAGATGATGATAATATTCTTCATCCTAAATTTTTAAAAAGAATTGCCCAAGAAACTTGTGGTAAAGAAATTTATGTTTTAGATCAGTTTGTAGATCAAAAAGATTTTACAGGTTTAGAATACAGAATTGGTTCTCCTGAAAATACTTGTTACCAAGGAATTGATTTAGCTCAAATGGTATTCCATAATAGTGTTTTTCAGAAGTATGAATTTATAGGAGATTATGCAGCTGATAGCAAATTAGCAGAAAAAATTTATAATGAAAATCCAGAATGGTTTAAATACTTAAATGAAACTTTAAGCTATTATAACTATTTAGTAGGTGCACCAAAACCCAGACTACCTAGAGTTCTTTATATTGGAAAAGACCAACCAGAACTTAAATCTAATAACCCTATAGATTATGAAGCAGATGAATTAGATGTAAGGTATGAAACTACAGATTTAAATATAATTGAGATTTTAAATAATTTTAATCCTGATGCTATTATAACTGTTAGTGAAACTTGGGAAGATTTCCCAATTTTATCCTCTTTATCTAACGAGATTAGAAGAAAATGGATACATTTAGAACCTGGAACTGAAGGGATAGGTGAAGCAGCATATCAATGTGCTACAAATGCTATGATTGAACCAGATATTTCTCAAATTGTATCATATTTTACTCCTATTTATAATACTGGAGATAAACTATATAAGTTATATGAGTCTTTATCTATTCAAACTAATCCTAATTGGGAGTGGGTTATGGTAAATGATTCAAGTGATGGGGGTAAAACTTTAATGATAGCCGAAGATATTGCTTCACGTGATCCTAGAGTTAAAGTATTTGATTTTAGAGAAAAAAGTAAAGGTATTGTAGGTGAAGCTAAATGGAGAGCTGCGTGTATGACCCAAGGCTTCCTACTAGCAGAATTAGATCACGATGATTACTTAACCCCAGATTGTACTCAATTATTATATGAAGCTTGTGAAGAATATCCTGATGCTGGTTTTTATTACACAGATTCTTGTGAAGTAGATGAAAATTGGAATTCTTTAACTTATGGTGAAGGGTTTGCTATGGGGTATGGTGAGTATAGAGATGAATCTTCAATGGGTATTAATTTTAAAGTTCAAGTAACCCCTAATATTAATCCTTTAACTATTCGTCATATTGTAGGAGTACCAAACCATGTTAGAGCTTGGAGAAGAGAAACATATTTTGCTATTGGGGGACATAATCGTAGCTTAACTATTGCGGATGATTATGAATTAATCGTAAGAACTTTCCTTAATACTAAAATGTGTAGAATTCCTAAATTAGGATATATTCAATTTATTTATAATGAAGGAAGCAAAATGAACACCCATGAACTTTCCCGTGCTGATATCCAACGTCGAGTAAAATCTATAATGTATTACTATAACGATAGAATTGCTGAACGTTTTAAAGAATTAGGTAAAGAAGATTGGGCTTATAATGAATGGCCTGAAAGTCCTTGGAGCGTATCTCCACGATATGGAGATGAAGAAAATTATGTTAACTATAATTATATCCCAACCCCAATTCTTCAATTAATATGATAAGTATAATTATTCCTACTTTATGGCAAGCTGAAGAAATTTATGAAACTATAAATTCTTTTAAACAACATAATAATATTGATGCCGAACTTATCATTATAGATAATACAACATCAGATTTTAAAGATGATCAACTTGTAATAGTAAAACCTAATACAAATATAGGTGTAAACCCAGCATGGAATACAGGGGTAGCCCTTGCTAAACATGATCATGTTTTACTATTAAATGATGACATAACTATTAATTTTAAACTATTTTTTAATTTTCTTAAAGAAATTGATATCGATACATTAGATTATGGTATTTTAGCTTGTGATCGAGAACAATTTACTGTCCCTGAAATTAATGAAGACACAGATGTGTTAACTTTAGCTGAAAATGAACATGGTAGATTTTTTGGGTTTGGGTGTTTTATGGTATTAAATAAACAATATTATCATTACATTCCTTCTTCTTTAAAAATATTTTATGGTGATGATCTTATTTATTTTACTTACCATGATTTGCAAAGCCTTCCTTTATATGTTATTAAAGGATTAAAAACTAAAGGTAGAGTTGAAACTTCTTCAAGAGATTATTATCCTTTATTACAAACCGAAGATAAAGTTTGGCAAAGACTAGTTTCAAAATTTAGAAGATATTATGCTGACTAATTTATTTTCTAATTTTTATTGGAAGGGTTCTATAAAAGAAACCTCTCAAATTCAAAAAAATTATTTAGATAAAATTATAGAAAATTATAATTTTGATCCTAAATTATCTCCTGATTGGGATGTTCATACTTCTTATAATAATGAAGAAAATTTACTTAATAAACTAGAATGGTGGGATTGTGTTAAATACTATAAACTTTATATAAATGAATTTATTCAAGATTTTTTTGGTCAAATTTATGATTGGAGGATAAACGGTCATCCTTGGTATACTACTTATGGCCAAGGCCAATCAGCAGCCCAACACGAACATTTCCCTGATAATTTTTCATTTGTTCATTTTCTTCAATTTGATTCTGAAGTGCATTCACCTCTTACTTTTGTAAATCCTAATTCAATAGTAAGCAAATATATGTTAGAGCAAAATAATTTTAAAGAAAAAATAAATTTTAATGATTTAAAACAATCTTTATATCATCCTTTACATTCACCCTTGATTCAAGAAGGTGATTTTATTATATTTCCGTCTAACTTAGAACATTTAGTAAAAAAATCTACAAGTACCAAATTAAGAACCACAATCGCCTTTAACTTTAATATATTATGAGATTAGATTATAACTTTGACCTTAAATTTAATAATAGTCAAGCTTATCATACCATTGAACATGGATTTAATAGAGAAGAACTTAAAAAGATTTATACAGATTTAAATGAAGTTCCCTTTCAAAGAGCTACTACAGCTGGGGATGGAGATGATTCTGTACGTTCTTCTAGGGTAAAATGGGTTCCTAATAATGATAACTGGTGGTGGTTGTATGAAAAAATGGCTAATTTAGCAGTTCAAGCTAATGAAGAACATTGGCATTTTAACCTCCATTCACTCCCAGAACAAATCCAATATACAGAATATTTAGCTATAAATAAAGGACATTATACTTGGCATCAAGACATTGGCCCTGATATGCTTTCAGTTAGAAAAATTTCTGTAACTGTTCAATTATCACACCCTGATGATTATGAAGGTGGAGATTTACAAATTAATCAAGGAGGAGATTATCCTATAAATTGTTCTCGAGGGGAAGGAACAGTAGTTATGTTCCCATCATATATGATGCACAGAGTTACTCCTGTTACTAGAGGAATTCGTCGTTCATTTGTATTATGGTTAGGAGGAGGACACTACAAATAATTTTTTAATTAATTTTTTAATATTTATAACATGGAACAAACATTTATTACAGAGGAAGAAAAAGCTAGGTTTGATAAACTTCGCCAATCTGAAGAACAAGTTGTTATTGGTTTAGGCCAAATTGAATACCAAATTCAATCATTAGAACTTGACAAAGAATACTTCATTAACCAATTATCTCAGTTAAGAGAAGACCAATCGTCTTTAGGTAAAGAATTAACTGAAAAATATGGTGACGGGAATATTAACTTAGACACAGGTGAGTTTGTAAAAGCTTAATTTTTCGCCCTCTTTTAGGTATTTATAATAAAATAACCTCATAACGATGGCAGAAACATTAATCTCACCCGGTGTATTAGCTCGTGAAAACGATAATACTTTTATTCAACAACAGCCTGTTCAAGCTGGAGCAGCTATTATTGGTCCTACGGTAAAAGGACCTGTTGAAATCCCAACAGTAGTAACTTCATATAGTGATTATCAAAACAGATTTGGTACCACATTCGAAAGTGGTAGTGATGAATTTACATTCATGACTTCAATTTCTGCTTATAACTATTTCCAAAATGGTGGTGATAGTTTATTAGTATCACGTGTTGTACCTAGTTTAGCAAGTTGGACTTATGCTCAAGCAGAAGTTTCTTCTTCTCTCAATCCTCTTTCGGCTATAAGTAATTCGGGTTCTTTCGTTTTAGAATCTTTATATAAAGGAGAATTATTTACTAACAGTGGTTCACTTAATGAAATTGCGGGTAGTAAAGGTGCCTTATATTCAGGTTCTGTAGATAATATCAGATGGGAAATAACATCAGCTAATTCTTCTTCTGGTCAATTCTCTTTAATTATTAGAAGAGGAGATGATAACCACCAACAAAAAGTAGTACTTGAAACTTGGGCTAATTTATCACTAGATCCAAAACAAGATAACTTTATTTCTAAAGTAATTGGTGACCAAACTTTAAAATACAACCCAACTGAAAACTTTATTGAGGTAAGTGGTTCTTACCCTAATGCTTCAAGATATGTAAGAGTAAAAAGTGTTACAAAAACTCCAAATTATTTTGATAACTCAGGAAATGCTAAGGGTATTTACACAGGTTTGATCCCAGCTGTGGGTTCGGGTTCATATAGTGGTACTTTTGAAAACGGTGCTGGTTCAATTATTCCTTCAGGTAGAGCTGCTAATTACTATGATAGAATTAATTCTACAGATAGTCAAGGTTTAGTAGGTTCTGATTACAGCAATATGTTAAGTCTTCTTGCTAATCAAGATGATTACCAATATAACTTAATGCTTCTCCCAGGATTAACAGATACAGCTCATACATCACAAATTACTACAGCAATTTCAAATGCCCAATCAAGAGGTGATCATTTAGTAATAATTGATCCTGAAAACTTTGCTTCAAATGTAGTAGGTGCCGTTGGTACAGCTGATGGTAGAGATACTTCATATGCTGCAATGTATTGGCCATGGTTAAGAACAATTGACCCGGATTCAGGTGAAAATGTATGGGTACCAGCTTCAACAATGATGGGTGGTGTATTTGCATTTAATGATAATGCTGCTGAACCATGGTTTGCTCCTGCTGGTATTAACAGAGGTGGGTTAGGAACTGTAATTCAAGCTGAAAGAAAATTATCGGCTACTAATAGAGATGACTTATACGATGGGAATATTAACCCAATTGCTACATTCCCAGGAACTGGTGTTGTAGTATATGGGCAAAAAACATTACAGAAAAAATCATCTGCTTTAGATAGAGTAAATGTTAGAAGATTGTTAATTGAGTTAAAAGGATATATTTCTCAAATCGGTCAAAACTTAGTATTCGAACAAAATACAGCCGCTACAAGAAACAACTTCTTAGCTCAAGTAAACCCATACTTAGAAAGCGTTCAAGCAAGACAAGGTTTATACGCGTTCAAAGTAATCATGGATGAAAGCAACAACACACCAGATGTTATTGATAGAAACCAATTAGTAGGTCAGATTTACATCCAACCAACTAGAACAGCTGAATTCATCTACTTAGACTTTAACTTACAACCAACTGGAGCAACATTCCCAGCATAAGGATTAGAAAAGTAGATATTTATAACCGAATAAAACAAGTATAGCAAAATGGCAGTATTAGATACAAACGAAATTTTCTTCACCCCATTTGAACCAAAACAAGCAAATAGGTTTATCATGTATATGGATGGTGTTCCTTCATACATGGTAAAAGGTGTAAGTGCAGTATCTTTAACACAAGGTGAGGTGACATTAAACCACATCAATATCCAACGTAAAGTTAAAGGTAAATCAGTATGGAATGATGTAACATTTACACTATTTGATCCAATTACACCTTCAGGTGCTCAAGCGGTGATGGAGTGGGTTCGTTTACACCATGAATCCGTAACAGGTAGAGATGGTTACTCTGATTTCTATAAAAAAGATTTAAGATTTAACGTATTAGGTCCTGTAGGTGATGTAGTTTCTGAATGGATTTTAAAAGGTGCGTTTATTAAAGAATCAACATTCGGTGAATACAATTGGGATACTGTTGATACTGCTATTGAACTTCAAATGACAGTTGCTATTGATTATGCAATCTTAAACTTCTAAAAAGATTACAAATACTTTATAAAGGAGCTTGGCCTAGCCAAGCTCTTTTTTTATCTTGTGGTTACTGCAAAAGGAGTTCTTTGACATAATACTTATTAACTATGGAA